GAAAGGATAATAGAGCTGCAGATTCTTGGGGGACTACAAAAAAGGGGCGATTTACTGCTGCTGGTGCGGGAACAGGTATTGCTGGTAAAGGAGCTAATCTTGGTATTATTGATGACCCTATTAGTGAACAAGATGCTTTTTCAAAAACTCGACGCGATGCAGTTAATAATTGGTACCCCGGAGGTTTTCGTACTCGTCTTATGCCTGGAGGTCGTGTTGTTGTTGTACAAACTCGTTGGTCTGAAGATGACCTTAGTGGAGATCTTCTTAAAAAAGAACAAGAAAGTCCCTTTGCAGATAAATGGGATGTAGTTTGTATTCCTGCTTTTGTAACACATGAAAGTCAAGAATCTTTAAAGTCAGCTCGTGAGATTCTTATAAACCAAAAGCTTATAAATGATAATTATCCATATATGGAAATAGGAGAATCTTTTTGGCCTGCTGTTGGTATTGATCAAGAATATCATTGGCCTACAGAAGAGCTTCTTGCTACTAAACATAATATGCCTCCTTTTCAATGGGATGCACTTTATATGCAAAATCCAACTCCAGTAGAAGGAGGTATTATTAAAGATAAATATTGGCAGGATTGGGATGGTCTTGCTCCTCCTCCTTGTAATCATATACTTTTATCTTTAGATACAGCTTTTTCTGATAAAGAATCTGCTGATTATTCAGCTTATACTTTATGGGGAATCTTTGCAAATTCTTATTATAATCAAACAACACAATCAATGGGAGAAGCACAATCTATGATTATGCTTGGCGCTGGTCGAGGACATTGGACCTTCCCTCAACTTCGTGAAAAGATTATGGAGAAATATAATAAACATCTTCCAGATACAGTTCTTATTGAAAAGAAAGCTTCAGGACAATCTTTACTTCAAGAACTTCGTCTTGCAGGCCTTCCTGTAATTGCCTTTAATCCTGAACGAGATAAAGTAGCTCGTGCTTATGCGGTTTCTGCAATTTTTCATAATAAAAGAATTTTTTGTCCAAAGGATAAATCTTGGGCTCTTGATGTAATAAATGAATGTCGTACTTTTCCTAATGGGGCTAATGATGATTATGTAGATACAGTAACTCAGGCTATCCTTTGGATGATTGGGGGTGGTTATGTTACAAATACAAACGATCCCTGGCATAACGTTAATGAAAGTGCTATACTTAAAAATAGGTCCGTTGAAGGAGGATACTACTAATGGCCGCACGTTCAGATTTAATTCCAATTGACGACTCTCCAGACGTCGATGCTCCTGAATATACTCTTGATGAAACTCCTGCAATGGAAGTTTTATTTGAGAATGAATCAATATTGGGAGAGTCTGATATACTTCCTGATCAAACTGTAAATCCTAATGATCATCATATTAATTTAGTTGAGGTTTATAAACAAGGAGAAGATGGAGAAGTAATACTTAAAGACATTGCTTCTGAAGTAATGGAATTGTATGATGCAGATAAAGAATCTCGTAGTGATTGGGAGGGGATTTCTGCTGATGCAGTTGAACTTTTAGGTTTTGCAATAACTAAAAAAGATAAACCTTTTCCTGGAGCTTGTGGGGCAAGTCACCCTGTTCTTAGTCAAGCTGTAGTTAAATTTCAAGCTAAAGCATATAAAGAGTTATTTCCCTCACACGGGCCTGTCCGTACACGTATTATGGGTACAGCTTCTCCTGAAGCTCAAGCACGATCTAATCGTGTTAAAGAATTTATGAATTATCAAACTACTAAACTTATGCCTGAGTACGGGCCACAATTAGATAAACTTCTTTTTCATTGCGCTTTATTTGGCTCTGCTTTTAAGAAAACATATTATGATGCTGCACTTCAACGACCTACTTCTAGATTAGTTAAAAGTGAAGATTTTGTAATTGATTATTATGCAGATGATTTAGAAACTGCAGAACGATATACCCATAAAATGACTATGACAGATAATGAAATTAAACGTTATCAAATGGCAGGGGT